TTTAATTGTACGCACGCAAGTCAAGGGGTAGTCGCTAAGTCCTTTGCTGACAAGGGTTTGCGGTTTCACTCGACACTTAGTATTGTGGCATCTGCTAGTCATGTTGCGGGTTTCCGAAAAGCCTAAACTTTCTCAGTTCGTTTGGTTGTTTCAGTGGCGTGCCGAACTGCTTTTCCAACTTTTGCGGCTGTTTTCGCCCGACACCAGAACTTTAGGGACGCTTCCTCGCGATGTAAAATAGATTCCTGAAGAAAGTTTGAGATTACTTCAGGAGTCCTTTTCTGCGGGTCGGCCCGGCTTGATGTCAGCAAGTGAATCTCGGTCCTCTGCTGGCAGCATCTTTGCGATTGCCATACGGACGAACTCGCTCTGATTCATCTTCCGCTTCTTCGCCTCACGGTAGACTGCCTCTCGGAAGTCGGTATTCATCCTGATCTGCATCTTCACTGAGCAGTTGCCCGGTTCGTAACTGGGGCTTCCTTCAGCCTTCAGATCCTTGAGCATCTTCTCGGTTGATTCCTGTGCTGCGAGAGTATGGCTTGAGACATCCATCTCCAGTGCCTTGATTCGACGCTCGAACACTCTCTTGAGTTTCGCTGCTGCTTCCTTCTTCTCTTTCAGTTCCTCCCTTCTCTTCTTTCTCTTCTCTGCTCGCTCAAGTGCCTTCTTTGCAACCTCGGACTTCAGGGCAGCGGATTCCATCTCGGTCAGAGTCTGGTTGACTCGGTTGGTGCGAAGGGGCTTCTTCTTTCTGGTGGTTGCCATGTCTGTCTCGCTTAAATGGAGGGGTCAAATAATCGTAGGTCTGTATAAACCCTAGTTGATAGATCGACCGTTGCAAACCCCGATGCACATCGAATCTGGAATTTAATCTGGAATAGACCTCAGAGGTGAGATGCAGAGAATCTCTGGGCTTATATCTAGAACAGTTCCGCCAGTGGGGGGTAGGTTAGGATGGTAGGCTGTTCTGCAACTTGTTTATGCAACTCTGCATCTTTGCTCTATATGTGATCTCTCTTTTCTTTTTTTTTTACTATTACTATAGGATTAGAGCTATTTTTGAAGATCCGTCTCATTTCTGGACATGCAATACAAGACGCAATGAAGATGCAGATGCAGAGAATTTGTGGCACTTTTGCACTAATCCCATTGCGTCTTCATTGCATCTTGCATTGCATCTTCATTGCGTCTTCATTGCGTCTTCATTGCGTCTTCTCTGCGTCTTGCTGCACCTCTCCATCAATGACTTCCTCCTCATGAGGTCCGGCTCACCCCTCTGCAAACTTGTTAGCCCTTAAATCTCAAGATGGTAAAATAGGGTTATCGCAGCAACGGGTTGTGAATCGTATCTACGAAATAAACAGGAGGCTCTTTATGGCAGCAGCGAAGAACTACGAACGAATACTTTTAGTGCCGGACCTGCACCTTCCGGCAGAACACCCACAGGCTTTCGACTTCATCAGAGACCTTCAGGACCAATGGCAGACCACATCGACGATTTTCTTGGGCGACATGTACGACATGGCGTGTGCTGGGGTTCACGAGAAGCTACCGGGAGCAAAGTCAGCAAAGGACGAATACGAAGAAGCCCTTGGCTTGGCAGAGAAGTGGTACGACCACTTCAGCACTGGACCTGTTCACTATCTGGTCGGTAACCATTGTGCCCGTGTTCATCGGCAGGCTGAGTCAATCGGCCTTTGCGACGAATGGGTCAAGCCGATCAAAGAACTTTACAAGATGCCAAAGAACTGGCAGGTGACTGAGCGATTCGGAATGCTCGAAGTACCGGGCGTAGATGCTGTCTTCCAGCACGGCGACAAGACAAGTCCCGGTGGCAGGTTTCCGGCAATCTCGGCAGCACAGCAGATGGGACGGTCAGTGTTCCAAGGGCACTTCCATTCGGCTTTCGGCTGCCAATGGTACACCACTCCATTCATGCGAGTGTTCGGCTGTCAGGTTGGATCTCTCTGCGATCCGAATCACATCGCTCAATCTTACGGACGAGCCTTCCGGAAACGGCCCGTACTTGGTGCGGCACTTTGCATTCATGGACAACCAGTCTGCGAACCGCTTCTTCTCGACAACAAACTGGGGATTGTGGCGTAATGGAATTTTTATGGAACTCAACGCTTGTAGCACTGTTCTTCTCTTCAGCAATCCTCGTTGGCTGTGCTGTCGGTTCTCTGATGCACGGGATTGGGAACGGTAAGAAATGAGCAACAGAACTGAAGAAGAATGTGAACTTGAGGAACTCTACTTTGAGATCCTCCTTGTGGCGATCAGGCATGAGCCAAAGTTCAACATTGAACTGATTGACGGGAGCTTCATGGCACTTGCTGTAGACATGCCAGCAGAGGCTCACGATGCCCTGCTAACAGCCGTATTCACTCAATGCGATTGGATACGCATCTACGAGATAGGGGACGCTACAGGCGAGTATGACGACCACTTGGCCTTTGGCTTTCAGATAACTGAAGAGGGTTCAAGGAACGCAATACTCGACGCACTTATAGACAGAAAAAACGAAGGGATAGCTATATGACAATCAAGACAGAATTTGGGGTCAAGGCAGTTGCCGGACTACTCGGAGCAGCCTTCTGGCTGTTGGTTGCAGTCTCGCTCGTCTCGACGCTGTTCTCGAACGATTCAGGACCAGATCGAGAAGTTGACTATTACGTTTGGTGCGTCGATGGAACATGCACCCCAATACCCGCAGACCAGATCAAGCCGATCTACAAAGGAGACAAAGAATGACGCCTTCCCAGTTTTACTCGATTGACGACCGCATTCAGGCTTGGGAGGACCAAGGGCGGATCTGCCACTACTGCGACAAGAAGTTAGCCAAGCCGGGAACGAAGGCCGGGCGGGGCACTCATTTCGACCACAAGCAGCCACAGTCAAAGGGAGGATCGAACGATTGGCAGAATCTGGCACTGAGTTGCAAGCGTTGCAATACAGACAAAGGAAATGCTGAGTACGTCGAATTTATCGAAAAAAAGCACTCTGTAGCCCTGAAACAGTGCAACAGACTGGCAGAATTGCTCTACGAAGCCCGGAAAGACCCATTCTGGGACGATGGAGACCTCTAGTGTTGCAAACTTGTTTGCCCTTAATCGTAGGGATGGTATAATGGGTAGTACAAGGCATGGGGGGCTGGGCGAGCAGTTCCAACCTCACTTCGGATTGTGGATTCGGCCCCTCCTTGTCAAACCAACAAAACATTCTGCTGAGAGTTGGGTAAGAAAAAACGATTCGAGCCAGCCGCTTGTGATCCCCATCTAAACGCCCCTGACCTGCTTTGCCTCTGGCAGGTCTGTGGGCGTCTCTCAGCAACCTTACACCTAGAGGCTAGCAACATTGAAGGAAGCACTATGGGTCGGGGACGTAAGAAGACGAACCCGAAACTCTTAGAGGCGGGAGGGAGCTATAAGTCGAACCCCTCTCGTCAGCCAGTGGAGGAGATAGCGGTGAGAGCAGGAACGCCCGCCGCTACTCCACTGGTGCTTTCAAACGACATTGCTCTGGGCATCTGGAACAACGTCATCGACCTCTTAGTTGAGATGGAGATTGTAAACCAGACAGACGTGTTCTTGATCGAAGCGTTTGTTCTCAACTATGCCAACTACTTGCATCTGCAAGGAACGTTGATGAAGGAAGGCTTTACTGTTGCCGGAAAAGATGGCGACATCAAGAAGCACCCGAACACTAGCACACTGAAGGCGGCACAAGACCTTCACATCAGATACATGAGCGAACTTGGTCTGACTCCTTCTGCACGGGCACGCATGGCTAGCCCGACAGGAAACAAGGCTGATGACCCGGTCGCAAAACTACTAGAAGGACTAAAAGGCTAATGACACCAGTTGAATCTGCTTGGGAATACGAAGAGCAGATCATCAACGGTGACATCAAGGCTTGTGACGCATTGATCGCTCAGTGCAAACGAAACAAGAAGGACAAGAAGCGAAAGAAGTTTGACTTCGAGTTCAATGAGAAGATTGCCAACGCAGTCTGTGACTTCTTTCCTGCTTTCCTCAAACACAGTATTGGACGACACCAAGGGCAGCCGTTTGAGTTGTTGCCTTTTCAGAAGTGGATATTGTGCCAACTGTTTGGATGGCAGAAGAAAGACGGAAGCGGAAGACGCTTCAACAAAACATACATAACAGTCGCTCGCAAGAACGGCAAGTCAACGTTCGTTGCTGGATTAGCAATGTTCATGAGTGGCTTTGACTTGAATCCGGTAACGAAGCAACCGGAGTCAGTCGCACAGATATTGTTGGCAGCAACAAAACTTGAGCAGTCGCGTAAGGTTATCTTTGCCGAGTGTTCTCGAATGCGTCAGCAGTCACCGATGATTAAGAACGCATGTGACTTGAAGAACAATCAGATCACGTTCAATCACAACGGTGGTCACATCATGTGCGTTGCATCGGACAAGCCGCTTGACGGTTTCAACAGTTCGATGACGGTGATTGATGAACTCCACAGCTTCAGCAATACAGATTCACAGCGACAGTTTGTTGATACTTTGAAGACAGGTTCTGGTGCAAGAAGCCAGCCCATTGCCTTCTACATTACAACTGCCGGATCAGATAAATCATTGCTTTGGAAAGAGCAACACGGGTACGCCAAGGATGTGGCTAAAGGAACCGTCAAGGATGACAGCTTCCTGCCCGTGGTTTACGAGATTGAAGTAGACAAGGGACTTGACCCTCTCTGCGAAGACAACTGGATCATGTCGAACCCCGGTCTGGGCGAGACAGTCAGCCTTGAGTACCTGCGAGAGCAAGCACTTCCGGCAACACGCGACAGACAATCACTTCGACGTTTCCAACGATACCACGCTAACTTCCTTGTTAGTTCAACCGAGTCGGCTTTCGACATCGATGAGTGGGACGCTTGCGAAGGTGAGCTAAGTGACTGGTCAACAGCGGATGCCTGTTGTTTTGGGCTGGACCTTGGAGGACGTGACGACCTTGCAGCGTATGCCGCTGTCGCACGATTCCCAGTCAACGATGAAGACGATGAAGGCAGGCCAGTCTATCGATACGAGATCCAGACTTGGCAGTGCATCGTTAAAGACACACAGCGTGACCTGAACGAGGAACCGTTCAGTTCATTCATTGAAGATGGTTGGCTCGAAGTTGTTAGCCATCCAGTGAAACACATTGAAGAGGGTGTTGAGCATCACATGCTCGAATACAAGGCAGAAGAGATTGCCTGTGACCCCTACAACGCATCGAGAAGCATTGAACGCTTCGACGAACTTGGCATGAACGTAATCACGTTCAGTCAATCGGCAACTCATTTCCATGAGCCTATCTCTGAGCTTCTAGCGGCAATTCGAGATGGGCGAGTGACACATGAAGGTGACCCCCTGTTGCGATGGTGCGTCAGGAATGCAGTCACGGAATCTGATCGCTTTGAGCGACTGAGATTCAATAAGAAAGAATCGGACGACAAGATCGACCCGGTGATTGCGATGACGATGGCGTTTCATCGTTGCTCACTGGCGTTCTCGGATCACGGAGGTTGGGACTTTATCTAATGCAGAAGAACAATCACAGTTTCATATCGAAGGCAGGCGGGAAAGCCTCTGACGTTTACAACACACTGACTTCGGGTTTGAGGAACCCAGCGTCATGGTTGATGGAATACATCAGCGGTGGCAGTGAGTCGAGCAGCGGTGTTACCATCAACTTGGACACAGCACTCGGTATCCCTGAAGTCTGGTATGCAATCAGCAAGCTAAGTTCGGCAGTGGCAGGGATGCCTCTTCTCGCAAGGAAGCGAGGGCCGGACGGTTACGGGCGAATCATCAACGACGATCCCGGCTCGAAGTTGTGGGAGGCTCCCTGCGAGGGACTGAACCACTTCAGCATGGTAGAGAACCTGCTTGTTGATGCAGTGCTTCTTGGCAACGGAAGGTTGCTCATCGAGCGTGACGCATTAGGACGACCAGTCAGCCTGATCCCGCTGTCTGCGTACTACACACAGACGTTGATGATTGACGGAGCGAAGTATCACTATGTGTCTGGGATCGATGAAGATTCGTCTTTCCTCGCTGGCAGCTATGACAACGCAGCGATGACATTCAGTGATGAAGATGTGATCCACATCATGAACTTGTCAACTAACGGTGCATGGGGAGTTAACCTCCTCGAAGCACAGAAAGATACATTCGGTTTGAGTATCGGTGGTCTTGATGCACAGGCATCGACTTACCGGCAAGCAGGCAAACCCGGGCTTGTCCTGACAGCACCCAAGAACATGTTCACTCAGGAAGATGCTCAGGACTACATGGAGGGGTTCAGGAAGAACGTCTCC